CACATTGAACTACCTCCGAATTATCAGGACTGCATGGAATACCTTAACCGAAAGATTAAGCAACTAGATGCCAAGATTGTCAAAGGTGGTTACACCAGGCACATGAGCCGCTGGCAAAACCAAAGAGAGATGTATGCCTCAATTCTGAAATACCTATCTTTGCGAAAACAAGTTTGAAATGCCACTAAAGAAAGGTTACTCAGCTAAGACAGTTAGCTCCAACATCAAGAAAGAGATGAAAGCAGGCAAGCCTCAGAAGCAGGCAGTAGCCATTGCGCTGTCTGTTGCTAAAAAGGCTAAGAAGGCAGCGAAGAAGAAAATGTAGTAATGAAGCACTATTACCATAATATTGGTGAGAATTGGTTTAGCTACCCTAAGCTATATTCAGCAGCAGTTGAATACTTCCGGCCTAGAAGTAACTTTTACGAAATAGGTAGCTGGAAAGGAAGGTCATCTGTTTACATGGGAGTTGAAATAATTAACAGCGGTAAGAAACATTTTTTCACTTGTGTTGATACTTGGGCAGGCTGTGAGTTTACCAAAGACATTGATGCCATCAAGGACAAAACTCTTTATGCTGAATTTCTCAAAAACATTGAGCCGCTTAATGACATAATCACTCCGGTTAGATCCACCAGCCTTGAAGCTGCTAAACTTGTGCCAGATTCATCACTTGACTTCTGCTTTATCGATGCCTCTCATGACTATGACAATGTCATTGCCGATATTAAGGCTTGGTTTCCCAAAGTCAAGCTAGGAGGAGTAATTGCAGGTCATGATTATCCAGAATGGGAGGGAGTAAAAAAAGCAGTTGATGAGTACTTTGGCAATAACATACTTTCAAAATATGGCTGCTGGGTTTATCAGATAACTCCAAAAAATGATTTTTATCAATTTCTAAAATAACCACAAAACAAGGGGCAGAAGCCCGGTACTAAAATTATGGCAGCACCTAAAGGAAACCAATGTTGGATGCTTCGATTGAAGCATGGGCTAGATGGCAGATTCAAAACTCCGGATGAAATTCTTGAGAACTTTGAACAGTATGTGCAGTGGGCTGAAGAAAATCCATTGATTGAAGTGGACTTCAGAGGTAAGGATGCAACAGAGGTCAGATTGCCAAAGAAAAGGCTATTGACAAAGGAAGGCTTTGCGCTGGCCTGTGGCTTCGCTTCATGGGCTACCCTAGCAGTTTATAAAGGCAAATCAAAAGATTTCGCTCAAGTCTTTACACGCATAGAGCAGGCCATCTACACCAGCAAGCTAGAAGGCGCTGCCAGTGGCCTATTTAATCATAACATCATAGCCAGAGATTTAGGCCTGATGAACCAGGAGCAAGTGAATTTGCAAGTGGTGGAGGTGATTAAGCCAAGGCCTAATAAGAAGGGAGCAGAGCAAGAGGCTGATGCCGAAGGTTGATCTCTCAAGTCCTGACTTATGGCAGGAGAAGTACCTGGAAGCAGTCACCGACCCTAAGACCTACAATATACTCTGGGGCGGTGCTGGCAGTGGCAAGAGCCAGACCATGATTCAGCTTTTCCTGGCTGAGATATGCGATAACAAGGCTAATCAGTTCCAGACCTTCTTTGTCATTCGCAAAGTAGCTGCCACCATCAGGAACTCAGTCTTTGCTGACTTCCGCAACAAGATTAGCCAATGGGGATTGGATAAGCTCATCAAGGCCAAGACAGGCTATATGGAGCTTCAGTCAGGCACTAACAAGATTGTGTTTTTAGGCTGTGATGATCCTGAGAAGCTCAAGTCATTAAGCCAGGCTAAATACATCTGGATTGAGGAGGCCACTGAGCTAACGCTTGAGGACTTCACCCAGATAACTCTCCGACTCAGAGGTAAGTCAGAGCATCCAAAGCGTTTCTTCCTGACCTTTAACCCAGTCTCAGATAGCCACTGGATTAAGAAGCGGTTCTTTGATGATGTGCCAGCCAAGGAGCAGAACCAAGTACTCCGCTTGCACGGCACTTACAAGGATGCCATAGACTTCCTCGATGATGAGTATGTGACAAGGATGGAGGCATTGAAGTCAGTGAGCCAAACCTATTATGAAGTCTATGCCCTTGGGCAGTGGGGCATCTGGGATAGGGATTCACTCTTTGCAACCAGCTTCGAATACGCTAAACATGTATATGACGGCTACATCAAGGCCTCTCCGGTGCATAACCTTTACCTAGCCTTTGACTTCAATGTCACCAACACTTGCGTAGTCAGCCAGTACATCAAAAACTCTGAGGAAGGCATCTACTATGCCACTATCAATGTCATCAAGGTGTATCGGGTGGGTGATCTTGCCAGCCTTTGCCAGACCATCCGGCAGGAGTTCCCGGGCATGACCTACATCATCAACGGTGATGCCTCCGGTGCTTCCCGCAATGCCTTTACTCAGGACAATATCTCAGCTTATGCCCTGATCAAGAACTACCTTCAGGTAAATGACATGCAGCTTCAGGTGGCTAAGTCTAACCCTAGTCACATTGCCAGCAGGCTGGTGACAATCCTAGTACTCCAGAAGGCCAAGGTGCAGATAAGTGGCAAGCGGTGTGATGAGCTGGTTACAGACTTAAAGGAAGCCAAGGTAGACAGGCAGGGCAGCCTCGATGCCTGGAAGAATAAGAACCCAGACAAGTCTCATGCTCTGGATGCCTTCCGCTATTTTATTTTCTCTAACTTTGCCGAGATAACATCCAACTTTAATCTGGAAAAGTATGGCACTATGCTGCAATAAATGCTACCCAATCTGCCTGCCCTTGCCTAGCTGTCCAACAGCAGTGTATCTATTCACTCCCCCGGGTGACTATGGAAGAGGCATTCTCGTGAACATAGTTAAGCCAGGAGTCAATGTGCAAGGCCAGCAATTGCTCAGCATTGGAGGTGATGGGTTTGTTGAGATTGACTTAGAGGCACTGCCTGAAGGCTTCTTCAACCCTTGGGGTGGACAGTACACCATTAGCTTTGCTGATCCTGACTTACCCAATAAGCCATTAACCTACATCTCAGTTGATGGTGAGCAGTATGACAGCATCTGCCTGAGCTTCATTCAGACAATCAGTAATGAGGAGACAGTGATAGCAATTATTAATCCTATAAATAATGAACAACCCGATTTATGATATTGATGCAAGTTGTGGAGGCAAGCGCAGAGGCTGTTGCCTTATCGAATTACCTAACGATGCCGAGCCTGCTGATGTTGTTGCTGATAGCTGCACTCAGCGCATCCTTCTCATTGTTTCTGGACTTCCTTCTGGAGGATCACCCAGTTGGGCAGTGGTATCTGTTACAGATTCAGAAGCTCCCGACTTATTGGGCTAAGCCCCTAGGGGAATGCCCATTCTGCTCCGGTGCTTGGCAGTTCCTCATAATCTCTTGCCTTATTTTTCACTATCCATTTTACTTATGTTCAATATTTTTAGGAGTAAACCATCTGCTCCTGCTCCTGTTCAACAAGTGGCAGAAGAAGCTCCTGCTCAAGAACAAGGTGGCAGAATACTTTACAGGGGTGTAGCTCCCAAAGACCGATGGGATCAGATTGAGTTTGCTTTCACCTCCGGGGGAGTCAATTACTTCAAGTTCACAGCAGAGGTCAATGTGCCATTCCAGAGGGCAGTGGCAGCCAGAGACATCTTCACCGAAGAGCTTTGGCAAATCAACCCAGACTACCTGAGAGGCTGGAACAATGGCCTAATCAATCTACTCCTGGACAAGAAGAAGAAGGATGACAAGAAGCTCTATGAGATAGGGATTCTCGCATCCCGGCTAAAGGAACAGATGGAGCTATCGGTTAGCCTGGTCAGGCAGATGAAGCTGGCAACAGTTGTCTACTTTGATGAGCATGAGAATCCACTGGACTATCAATACCCATACAACAAGTCTAAGCTCAGCCATTGGATGGAGCATAATGATGTTCAGGGTTTTTTTTTGAATCTGCCGGAGTACGCCTATCTGCCCTCTTTGACCGAGTACAGCACGAATTTCCCGAACTATTTGCAGGCCGAAACTCTGCAAAACCTAAACAACCTGAAGCACATTATTGGACTGCAATTACCAGACAGCACAGGCAGCGATTTGATGAACAGTATAGAGTTGCAAATGGAGATTTTGAGCGAGTTAAATACTTGGTCGAAAGGCCAATCTACGAGTACTATTTAATTGTGAGTAGCTATATTGCGGATCAAAAGAAGAGGACTAGGGTGAGAACATAATTGTTTAGTGTTTTGGTTTAGTGAAACAGCGAAAGAGCCACTGATATTCGGTGGCTTTTTTAATTGCTATCTTTACGGCATGGCAACGATTTCAACTAATGACATCAAGATCAGGTATGACATTGACCTGAGTAAACTTCAGCAGGCTACTTCTGAATTTGATAAGATTACCTCCGAGGAACGGCAGTTGCTTGCTGAGCTTGGGAAACTCAAGAAGCAGTTTGATGAATTAGGAGATAAAGCCAAAAAGTCTGGTAAGGATGCTGGCGATGCTATGGGCGGCATGGGAGCTGTTGCTTCTAAAATTGCACCAGCAATAGCAGGAATCTTTGCTGCCGATAAAGTCATGGGCTTTGCCAAAGAGGTCATTGCTGTGACTGGGGAGTTTCAGAAACTATCTGCTGTTCTTACCAATACACTTGGAAGCAGGAGTGCAGCAGCTGGTGCAATGACTAACATCCAAAAGTTTGCATCAGAGACACCATTTTCGGTGCAAGAACTTACTCAGTCATTTGTAAAACTAGCCAATCAAGGATTCACACCTACTGTTGCTCAGTTGAGAAGGTTAGGAGACCTGGCTTCCTCTACCGGAAAAGGATTTGACCAATTAGCGGAGGCAATAATAGATGCTCAGACAGGAGAGTTTGAGCGATTAAAGGAGTTTGGCATCCGAGCAAGCAAGGCTGGAGATCAGGTTACATTCACATTTAAAGGTGTTCAGACTCAAGTTCAATTTACCAATGATGCCATTAGACAGTATCTAGTTTCGCTAGGCGATATTCAAGGTGTTAGTGGTGCTATGGCTGCAATCTCTGGAACACTAGAGGGGCAAATCAGCAACCTTGGAGATGCTTATGATAGTTTACTCAATACAATTGGAACTAATCTAGCACCAGTTTATCAGAAGGCATTAGTTTTAACATCTGCATTCCTAAATAAGCTAAACGATTTATTTGGAGGTAAACAAATTAAAGAGGCTGGAGAAAATTTCAATAAGTTATATGAGAAATATAGCAATGCAAGCTCTGAGGCTTTAAAAAATGGAAAAACCAATGCAGAAAGTAGCATAAAGATTGAAAAGGACAGGCTCGCCCAGATGAAACAGATATTTGGCGAGGAAACTAAGGCTGCTGAGGTTGTAATGGAAGAATATAGAGCAAGCGGAAGTGAATATGATGACATTCAGAAGCAGTCAATTACTACTTCAAGAACGGTTACAGCCGAGCAGATAGCTAATCAAGAGTCTTTAATTAACTCATACCAACTAAATATTGATGTATTCAATAAGCTATATGAAGAGAAAAAGAAGAATCTTCAGGTTGATCAAGCCACTGAGAAGCAAGATAAGGCAGCATATCAGGCTAAGTTAAAAATCTATGAGCTTGAGAAGCAACAGCAAGTGCTGATGGCTCAGTTAAGAGGCTCAAAGCTGGGTGAGGTAGGTGCTGAAAAGGTATTTCAGCAGAAGGTTTATGACTTAAAAAAAGAATACAGCACTAAGAACATTGGCATTATAGAAGATGAGGTCAAGGTAGCCAAGCTCCAGCGAGATAAGGCAGCAAATGATTATGAGGATGCAGCCAAGAAGGAGCTTCTAGTAACTAAAGAGGTAAAGATACAAGTTGCTGAAGAGGATAAGAC